CTTCAAGTATGTAGACATTAGCCATTGCTCTGTAAAGTTTTCTTTTAACATCATTAAGTGTGTATTCAGCATTGATATGATCTCTCCACCCATCTCTCCAATGATTACTCTGACCATACTCATGTCCTGCATTAATAAAATCATCGTATGCCTTGGTAACTGATTGTGCTCTCTGGAGGATCTTCTCGTCGTCTAAAATATGATCAAAAACATCAGAGGGGTCAGCATATACATTTTTAATAATGTGGGTGTATGAGCGACTATGGATCATCTCCATGGTCTGCCAGATATTCATACATGCTTCCAACTCAGGTAGAGAACAGTATGGTGCGAATGCCATACCAGGTGCTCTACCTTGTACAGAATCTAAAAGAATCTGATACTTAAGGTTGCTAGTAAAGATGTGTCTCTGTGCTTCATTTAATGTCTGATAATCTGCTCTGTCTTTCTGGAGAGAGACTTCTTCTGGTCTCCAAAAATATCCAAGTTGATTCTGTGTAAGTTTGTCAAAGATAGGATACTTAAACTTATCATATCTTTGGACTCCAAGAGGAGGTCCAAAGAACATTTTTTGTTTGGTGCTGTCAACAATATCCGTATTGAATACTGTCATTCCTTCAACTTTAGTAGCCATGGGTTCGTTAACTCTAAATTTTGCAACTATCACAATCTTCTTCCTCTGATTCTAGTATTTGGTTTAATAGATCTTCAATTGATTCTTTTTTCTCCTCTGTTAGTTCTTGCTGATCATCTTTATTATCGTATGTGTTTTGATAATAAGAAGTTTTCCATCCATACTTGTATGTCTTCAGGAAATCACCTGCCATAACAGATACTGGAACTTCATTGTTCTCATAGTTTTCTGGATTATAACTCCAGTTTCCAGAAATTGCCTGGTCAAAGAACTTTTGCATAGCGGCAACGATTTTAATATATCCATCGTTGTCTTTCATATCCCATAAAAGAGTGTAGTTATTCTTGAGACTACCATACTGAGGAACGATCTGTTTGAGTGGTCCTTTCTTGGACTTTTTAGTGGACAGATATCCTCTAGGTGGTTCAATTCCATTGGTTGCATTTGACACAACGGAACTGCTTTCCGATGGCATTTGTGCCGACAGTGTTGAGTGCCGTAAACCGTGGGTAATGATAGATTCTCTAAGACCTTCCCAATCATGATTCAATTCCGTTCCACAGAACTCATCGATATCACGCTTGTAAGTATCGATTGGGAGGATACCGTCTGCATACTTGGTTCTATCAAAATATCCACACTTGCCCTTCTCTTGAGCGATGGCATTACTTGACTTGAGCAAGTAATATTGGAAAGATTCAGACAAGTCGTGGACGAGTTTCCATGCTCCTGGGTCATCGTAGTGTTCTCCATTTTTTGCTAGGTAATGTGCGAGTCCGATATAACCAATACCAAGAGATCTACGATTCTTGGTGCTCAATTCTGCTGCTTCTACTGGATACTCCTGATAATCTACCAGTTCCTCCAGACCACGAACAGCAAGATCACAAATTTCTTCCAGTTCATCTTTCTTTGATACCTTACCTATGTTAACAGCAGACAAGATACACAAAGCAATCTCACCATTAGGGTCATCGATATGTTGGAGAGGTGTAGTAGGTAGAGTAACCTCTTGACAGAGATTACTCATATTTACCTTATCTTTGAAGGAAGAATGGAAGTTACAGTGATCAATGTTCATAATATAAACACGACCAGTCTCTGCTCTCTCCTTCAAAATGTTTAGAATTAGTTCCTGAGCACTGATAGTTTTCTTAGGAATGCTTTCATCATTCTCATACTCACAATACAATACATCAAAAGATGGTGTACCAAAACGTTCATAGAGTCCTGGTACATCATGTGGAGAGAATAATGTGATCTCTCCATTCTCAATAAATCTTTCATAGAAGATCTTAGAGATTTGAATTGAATAGTCAAGTTTTCTGACACGATTATCCTCTGTCCCTTTATTGTTCTTAAGGACAATGATATCTTCTATTTCTTGGTGCCAGATTGGGAAGTGGACTGTTGCTGATCCTCCACGAATCCCATTTTGCGTGCAACATCGTACAGTTGATTCAAATTTTTTAAGGAAAGGAACAACGCCTGTGTGCTGTACTTCTCCACCTCTAATTTTAGCGTTGATTCCACGGATTCTACCCGCATTAATACCGATACCAGCCCTCTGTGCGACATATTTGCCAATAGCCATATCACTGCTAAAGATACTATCGAGGGTGTCATCAATATCAACCAGAACACAAGATGCAAATTGACGAAGGGGTGTTCTAACACCCGCCATGATCGGTGTTGGGATGTTGAGTCTGTGTTTGGAGATGGCGTTGTAGTATCGTTTAACATAATCGAGTCTTGTAGCAAGTGGATAATCAGCGAATAGAGTCAAAGCAATCATCATGTACATGTACTGAGGAGTCTCGTAGGTTTCGCCACTACTACGATCCTGTACCAAATACTTATCAGTTACCTGACGTAGACCAGCATAGGTAAAAAGATAATCACGATCATGATCGATCCAAGTATCAACTTTATTCCAGTCTTCGTCAGTGTACTTATCTAAAATATCCTCATCATATACTTTGTTGACTGTAACATTATACAATGCTACATCAAACACATTAGGCATACCTTCTTTCCAGACATTCTTATTGAATACCTGCTTACGAAGACCAAATAGAAGAAGACGAGCGGCGACAAATTGGTAGTTAGGATTATCCAAAGTGATCAAATCACTAGCAGATCTGATAAGAATCTCTTGGATTTGTTCTGTAGTGATGCCATCCTCAAATTGAATGCCACTGTTCATCTCTACCTGAGAAGCAGAGACGCCTGAGAGGTCCTTGCATGCCTCCTCAACCATTGTGTGAACCTTATCAAGGTTCAAGGGTTCGACAGAGGTATCTCGCTTCTGTACGTTGATCATACTCGTTTCCATTCGTTTAGTTTAAGGGTGGCTGCTAGTCCGCTGTATGTGTGTGATTCTACCAGAGATTGAACGTCATGTCCAGCGAGTGCCATGTCGTTGAGATCTTTCTCTTTGATACTTTTTGGGAAGATTACTACCTTATGACCTGCCTTGATCGCTACTCCAATTTTAGCAACAATCTCTCTCGATCTGGGTTCGTTGTCGAAGGTGTATACGAATTTATAATCGTAAGAGCTAAGGTTAACATCGCTACCACACATAGCAATAGCATTGGTAATGAAATGACTGTCAAATGGTCCTTCTGTGACATATACTTCCTTGGTGGGGTCAACTCGATCTAGTCCATACACTTTAGGCATGGAATCATCTAGCATAATTGTAATGTATCTGATCTTAGCTTTAGGGGCAAGAGATCTTCCCTGGAAACCAAACATGGTTCCATCTTTATCCCTTAATGGGATTATAATTCGAGCACTATCTTGGCGAAGAGTATCAAACGTTTTCTTCTGACGATTAGTCCAGTCCTTAAACTTAGGACAATAATAGAATAAATTTAGGTCTTCAATTTTTCGTCGCTCAAGATAGTCTCGGGCGGGGTGTTCTGTATTTAGCTCAGAAATAGGTGTAAGATCTAGTACATTTGATGTTTTAAAGACTGGTTTTTTGAAGTCGAACTTCGGACTCGCCGTCTGTGTACCTTTACCCGTCAGTCCTTCTTTGTATCTCTCCATGACATACTGGTCATGAAGCATAGGACTTTGGTCTTTTAAAAAATTAGTGAACGTTCGTCCCACACCACAGTTGTGGCACTTAAACACGAAATCATTCTTAATCTTAAAGAAATACCCACGTGCTTTGTTCTGATACTTTCTAGAGTCGCCACAATAAGGACAACGAAAGTTATACGTTCGATCATTCTTACGTACAAATTTGTTGAGTTGTGGTGAAACTAGTTGTATATACTTAGTATCAAGAAAATTCACGAAGTACGGGATTCACTGCATCCATACTACTAGAAGATGCCTGTGGTGTCAAGACTTCAATCACAGATGGGGACACATGCAATACTGACACAAGGGTGGCAATCACAGCGGCAGCACCTACAACAAACTTGGCATTATGATCTACCCTTTTCTGGATTTTATTGATCCTAGCATTAATTGCTTCAGTATTTTTTTCATATCTTTCTTTCATCTCATCAAGCATACCGATGATGAGTTTATCAGCGCGCTGGGCTTCGTCCAGACGGCCTTCATGGCGCTCCAAGATAACAGCAACTCTGTTGCTGTTTTCTGAGATTGTACCTACTGCTCGTTCTAGTTTGTCAAGCATCTCTTTAGAAAGATCTTCATAAATGTCAAATTTACTTTCTAAAACTGCTATCTTACCATGACCGAATCCCATATGCTACATTCCGATATACGTATTAATACTCACGTATTTATACACTCTAGTTATTCCTAATAGCAAAGTCTAGTGCTGATTGGTAAGTAACAGCATCTTTGTTTAGCATGTAGCGGAACTGCTGTTGCTTAGGTTCATCCAGTTGAGCATAGGTGGCAGCAATACGCTTGGCAGAGAAGCTATCTAGGTTCTGTGTAGTACCATCAGAAAAATCAATCTTAGCAAATGATGTCTCGCCAGCAGGATTAAGTTCCTGAGTTGCAACCTGTAGAGCAACTTGAAGAGCGTCAGTATTTTCAATAATCACAGTATCATCAATAGTATTTTCTTCTTTTTTCAATTTTTTAGTTTGGTCATGCGCTTTCTTTTTAAAATCAGAAAGACGTGCCTTCATAAGTGTGTCCATTTCTTTGGTCTTATTCATCATTTTTGTCTTAGCGTCATCACGCTTCTTCTGAAGATCCTTAGAGCGGTTCAGTTTTTTCATCTGACCAATCTGTTTCTGTGCTCTCTCAGTTTCCGAGGGCACAGATTCAGAAATAATAGGTTCGATAGATTCTATATCAACCCTAGCAGTGTATCCAGCAGGTATAGTTTCTTCTTTATTCATTTTCCTTTTAGTAATACGAGAGAGCATTGTTTTGGCACCCTTAGTTCTTCCATCAACTGAATCATTACCTTTCTTACCGTAGGTTTTACGTTTCTTGGTATTTACAAATACAAAAGCTGGTGGCAGGGCAAGGCCTGAACCGTCTCCTGCCATCATTTCATTCAAATTAGATTCAGTTGCTTCAGACATTCTTGATTTACATCAACGTTTAAACTTTCGGGTAATCTATTTAAGAAAAGCATAAATGCTTTTAAAATTGACCAGTACGTCGCCTCTATCTTATAAAAAAGTAAAGGCGTAGCGGCGTCATCAAACACATTATACATCACAATAATGTGATTTAATATAAGATGTGATTTCAGTTCACCAGTAGTATCATGACGACGTAGTAGTCTTTTGATATACTTAATTCTATTTAGATCTTCTTCAAAGTCACTATACGTGACAGAAGTAGGATTATCATAATGTTTAATAGCAAACATTACCCAATTATCTTGGGTCAATTCATCAAATAACATCCCTCATCAGCTCGTTGTTACAACAGCAGTAGCAGAGATTTTCTCAGCAGCACCATTGGTGGAGTTGATCTTGACACGGTAGGAACCAGCGTCAGTGGCAGCATAGGTAGCAATATCGAATGTAGTGCCTGTAGCACCAGAGACATTGTTCCAACGCTTGCCAGATTTCTTCTGCCATTGGAAGGTGAGAACAGAAGCATCTCCAGGTGGAGTAGCGGTAGCAGCAAGAACAAGTTGTAGAGCGGCATCAACAGCAACAGCAGTATCTACTGGTTGTGTCTGGATGTCAATCAATACACTTACGTCTGCTGCAGCAGCGTCATCTGTCTGAGTCTCGGAAGCGTTAGCTTCAGGATCAGTAATTGATACTAGCATCTCTGCTTTATGACGAGTGAAACCATCAGCATCAGTATAAGTGAAATAAGACCACCAACCAGGAGCATTTAGACCACGTGCTTTATTTTCAGCAAGTGCTGCTTCAGTGTCGTCAATAAAAATTGTTTGCTTTGCTTGTGATGACGCCGCAACACCAAGGCCTGCTTTCGCCTTATTAGCATTGCTGTCATCCTTTCCGTATAGGGACATTGGAGCTCCAGTAGATTACTTTTCTATATTGTATTTATAAAAATAGAGGACCCTAAGATCCCCTATAATAGATTACTCCGTTTCGAGTCCATCTTCTCGGGCAAGGATTGCCTTCTCAACTACGGAAAGGAGTTCGTCATCCATGGTAGTTTTAGTCAAAGCTACTGCCTTCTTCAGAATAACAAGGCACAATTCAACTAGTTTTTCACCAAGTTCCTCATTCTCGGGGATCTTAGCAACGGCATCATTCACAATTTTTGATGCTAGTGGGAGTAGGAAAGATAGCATGAGTTCATAGCATAGTGCATGAACTATTTATCCATACTATGCTTTGCTGCTGTTTTCAAAACGTACTTCTTATGTTTTTTCTTTTCCGTTTTGTTCATCTCGGCACCGTCTTCGATGTCAGGCATCACTTCAACGTGTGCCGTCTTCACTTTTTTTCGGTTTCCTCCTTCATCTTCTTCTTAGTACCGATAATCTTAGTGATCTTCTTTCGACGGGCATGTAGATACTTATCAGACTTATCTACATCACCATCGTTGTCGATGTCGGCAGATGCCTTACCTACGGGATCAAGTTTCTTTTTCTCTGCTTCAAAAACATACTCAACACCATTGAGTTCAAAGGTGTAAGATTCTTTCTTCACATCATTCGTATCTTCCTCCTGGCACTTAGAACATCCTTTACCACCACACTTAGGGCATGAGTCCCAAGATTCTTTAGCAACTACCTTCGTAATATCTTTAATTTCTGCTCCAATGGAATACTTCATACCTTGACCTGTACGAAGATTAGCAGCAGGGTCAGGAGCACCAGCTGCTGCCTTAATATCTTTACCACCTTCATCACTCTTCTCTTCCTTACCAGAAAGATCAGGAATTGATGTGGAAGCATCAGCACCACCAGCACGTTCGGGTGTTGCTAGTTCTTTTTTCACGGGAGCAGGGATTGCTTCAACAACCTCTTCTTTTTCATGAAGATGCCATCCAAATCCGCCGCCGTCCATCCAGCGACCATAGGATTCAATCAGTGCTTCCGAGAAATCATCGTTATGCTTAATGTCAGTCGTTGTTTTCTGCCTTTCCATTATTTGTAAAGATACTACTTTTCCTTTCTTTATTTATAGTCTCTTGTACTTCACGTATATCTTTTACCCAAGCACGAAACATTTTACCCTCTTCAGTGACAGCAATAACATAGTTCACCCCAGATCTATGTACCACTCCCTTGTCCCCAGTATTAGTGTTAAACACTAGATCTCCTGGTTGATAAACTTCTTTAAGGCGAAAACGTTGCTGGTCTGCTACTTTTTTAATATCTCTAAAGTCTTTCATTTAAAATTACTAGGTAGTGCCGATGCAATCTCTGCCATAAGACTTCGACAATCACGATCATTTAATGTAGTAGGAATACCCTTTCGGAAGACATCATCATGTCTAACCTGTTGACGCAATGCCTCTTCTCGTAGCTTCTTAAAGTTCTTCATAAACCTTGACCTTTACGAACATCTCTCATAAGTTTTGCTGCATCACCTGCACTTAATAATCCACTAAGAGCATCTTGAAATTTGTCCCACTTACCATCTTTAGCATATCCTCTCATTTTACTAGCAGACATACCAGAAACATCATTATCATTATCAGGATCTCGTTCTCCTGCTGACTTAACCTCTATACTTTTAAAGGCGTATTCTACTGTCTTATCTGGATCATTAGGATCTCTATTATACTCGTTTAATAAGGTAGTAAAGTCCTGAACTCTATCAGATCCAACAACCATACACACATCAGTATAACCATCAGGAGGTATTCCCTGAAAAGATTGCATGACCTTAATAATAAGATTAAGATCTGGAGAAGTTATTATATTCTTTACATGTTTAGGAAACATCTTCTTCATCCATTCAATTTTAATATCAATTTTCAATGGGTTCTTATCCTTTTTAAATGATCTAGTAGGAACAATAACATAATCATCAGTACCTGCTTCTTTAGCAACTGCCTCTATAAGTTTCAAGTGTCCTGTAGTTGGTGGATTAAATCTACCAAATGTAAACACTATTCGTTTACTTTGCATCACCTTCCACCCATTTCTTAGTTGGAAGAGTATCCTTCTTGAAGTTAGCAGCACTAAATCTAGCACGTTCGACTAATTTACGAGCGTGTGTACCATCCCTTATTATAACATATCCTTCTGGAGATGTCATCTCAAGTCCATCCTCAGTTCTAAGATACGTACCAAATCTTTCTCCTTTCTCTAATTTCTTAATAAAAATTGACTTAGAATTTTGTATGATTTTATAAAGATCAACAGTACTAGCTAAGGATGATTTATTCTTTTCAATTATATCAAGTCCATCGTACATCTTCTGAAGCTTTGCTGCCTTTGCTTTAGGTGCCTTTAGTTTACCAACTGCCTTACCTAGTTCTCCCTCCCAATAAGTTGTAAATTGTTTTACAAATAAATTACCAGCAGGAACAGCAACTGCATCTCTAATATACTTATTAAAAAATACCTTCAACTTAGGTCCAACAGTTAATTGATCGTTTGCTTTAATCTGTTCAGAAACAATATCTAAAAATGGAGAAGCACTATTAACAAGTCTAGTACTCCTTTGCTTTAACCCAATTAAAGTATTCTTCTCTCCTTTTGTTAATAAAGTATCGTTACCAAGTTCTCCTGTCTCTGCACTCAGAACTAATATATCCGTATTCTTTTTTAATTTAGATATATCAAATCCAAACTTAGCACTTAAAAATTCAATACTACGTCCTTCATAGAATGTATGGAATACTACTCCTATCTTTGCTTGTTTAACTTTATTGTATAAAGCATCACCTTGAGCAACAGAATATGTAATAGTATTAGGTTTGAAAGTTATATTACTTACACCATTTATTATATCTGTTCCCTTATCATCAGTGAATAATAAATCTCCCTGTGCAACACCCTTAATACCCAGTGCAGGAAGATACTTTAAAGCATCTTTTAATTTCTTTACTAGTCCTGGAGCATGACCATGATTACGTTCAATATCTTCGTTAGTAAAATTTATCTTAGCATCCTTATTAAAAATTGATTTAGTACCAACAAAGAAAGAATTTGTTCCTGGATATAATCCACAGAATATAGCAGGAGCACCATCCCATTTTGTAGTAACAGTAAAGCTACTGCTAGTATTACCACTAAATGATCGTGCGAGATCATCTAAGAATACAAAAGCATCCTTAGCACCTGCTGTACCATCAATTAAGATGCTATCTTCTAAGTGTTCTAGGTGAGTATTCTTAGACATCAGTACAACTTTAAGAAAGGACCATATTGTTTACCTTCTTTCTTAGACATAAACACTAAGTCAGTAAGAAACTCATCAATATTATCATCACCATTCTTTTGAATAGAAAGTATATTACATAACCATGCCATTTGCATGACTTTACTGTTAGCAACATGAGGAGTATTTACTTGTGCTCCTATTATTCTATTGTAAGCATCTTCTGGTTTAACTCCATCCAAATCAACTCCTTGGTTGTCAAGGAACGTTGCCATTTCAGTAATCTTATCTTTCCATTCAGCAAATTCATCACCAGTATAAGGATATTCTGAGTTTGATTTCTCAAAATCTTTGTATTTTGCATTGAAATGCCTAGATCTATATGCTGTAATAAGTCCTTCAACATATTCTGCTGTTGCCTTACCTAATCTAGCAGCACCAAATCCTTTTTGGGTTGCTTCATATTTTAAATTGTCTCTCTTAGTACTAGTGTTTGCTTTAACCTGAAACTTATACTGTGCGTCACCATCAATAACCCAAAGAATACTATCCTGAGTAGTAAATATCTCAGCACCGTCTTTAGTTTGTGTGGATAATTTACATACTGGTTTATAAGATCTAGTACCTAACTTAAATTGTTTATTCTCTAGTGATGCAAAGTAAGCATCATCAACGTTTACAAATTCCCACTTCGCTTCTTTCTGAGTAACCAATTTCAAAGATATTCCCCAGATCTCTTTAGTCTCAAACAGATGTCTCATCTTAACATTAAACTGATCTATCTTTGATGCAAACAATCTCTTTCTAAAACGTGTATTCCCATTGGTAGGTGAACTCATTAGAGCTCTTAGAGTTCTGATATGTTGATTCTCATTTTTTATCAACCATATATCAGCAGGGTTCCAGTTATCTTTTCCTTTAATTCCTGAAGGATTTTTGGAACCTATCCATTCATCCATGATAAACTTCATGAAATCACCATCACGTTGAAACTCTTGAAATTGATTACTACCTGATTTTGCAGAAAGAGCTGACATCAATGCTTTCTGTTGCTTATAGAAGTTCTCTATCCATCCCATATCACACGGAACTCCTGCTACTGATCGCCATTCAGCATCTAACTCTTCCCTACATGATTTATGCTTTGCAATGTCCATTGCATTCTTAGGATTTTTAAGATTGCCTATAATAACATGTCTAAAAACAATAGCAGAACCAGTCTCTTGTAATTTTGTCATAGCAGCAGCAGAAACATTAGCAGAAGCTTCTGTCTTACCGCTTGCTATGAATCTTATTATCTGGTATCTTTCCTTTATATCTTTTTTAAAAGTATGACTTTCTTGCCACCCAGTAGTCCATGGCCACATTGTATCTACATATAAATCACCATCAGAAGGAGGTTTCGCTGCACCTTTATATGCTTCAAATTTAGTATTAGTATTTTGACTAGTGCCACCAGGCAAATACTTTTTCCATCTAACATCCTTATGATAAAGAAGATTTATAGAATCCACAATATGTTGAGGACATTTTATCTGTATCATCTTTATTTTATTTTGTTTGCCATCAAAATTAGGAGACCTAAAAGTTTCCTCTAAGAACCACTGGTTATAATTACCAGTCATCTGAGAAATTCTAGTCCATCTTCTTCTACTCCAATCCCCTCCATTACCAGGAGGCATTCCATTTTTAATTTGTTGATTTGTATGGATGTTATTAAAAGCCATCAATCAAAGGTATATCCTTTAACTATTTAGAGGGGAGGTTCTTAAGATAATCCTTTTCAGTTTGGTACGGGGTTGTCTGCCCTGTCCATAATTTATATCCTTGTTCAACTTCTGGCAAGAGCCACTGGTCAACACGGTAGCAATATTGCCAATTGACTGGTTGGATACAATTTACCACAACCACCTGGAAAAATGCTACCG